CAACCGTTCCACCACCAGGGATGACCGCTTGACCTCTAGCACCTGCTGAGTAACGATCCATTGCCCCTGACATCTTAGAAGCAGGAATAATGTATTCATCCTCTCCAGCTTCTCCTATGAGGCCAATAGTAGGTCTGGTAACTAAACCTCCTGAAGAGAATCCTTTAATTCCATTCTTCCAATAAGCTCCTTCTGCTGCAACTGCAACTGGAGTTAGATCTGAAACAGAACCTGTTGTTGCACCTCCTCCACCAAAAGGAATCTTATCTATTGCGCTCATTATTGCTTTCTGTATCAATATTTGACCTATTTGTTTCAATATTCCAGCTAAGGATTCAGCTAAAGTTTTAGTCCCATCAATTAACCCCATGATTGCATTTGTTAATCCACCAGCAATCGTGTCTTTAATTTGTTTTACTAATTCGAGCTGTTTCTTATATGAGTCTATTAATTTGTCTTGATCACTTAAACCCTTTACTGCTATATCTACACTCTTTTGATCTAAGTCATTAATATCTAGACCAAAAGATTTTAATTTATTCTTTAACCCAACTCTAATTTCCTCTATACGACCAAGCTCTTTACCCCCCTCTATTGTTGCTTTTAATATATTTAATTCATCCATACGTTTCTCCTTTTCATTGCCAAGAAACATATCTGCCCTACTACCAACAGTAGTAATTCCAATAGTCGGATCTTGATCTAGTTTTGGTTTACTCTTCGATGTCATATTTTTTATTCCCTTAAACATTTGAACAGGGTCAATTCTTCCCGACATAGCCATCATTACTTGCGTAAACCCCTTCAACTTTTGAACGTCTATACCATTAATGAACTTGAGTACTCCCTCAAGGAAATCTAGTATTCCCGTTTCCGTAATTAGATCAGCAAACGCAGCTCCCAGTCGGGTCATTACCTTTGCAAATTCATTTGATACACCTTGCATTTTTTCGCCAAATATTTTTAACGTTTGTGTTGCCGCAGCACCTAATTGCTGATTCATCAATCTTGTAGCTTCCGTTAATGCAGCTTGCTTACCAGATAAAGCCTCTATAGCTCGTAGTCTTGCTCCCTCTGCTGTTCCCGCAATACCTAAAGCTTGTGAAAGTTTTCCTATGTCAGCAGTAAATGGATTTAATGCTTGTCCTAGTTTTGTTATCGCAGAGACAGCATTTTGTATAGATTGAAGAGCAGCAGTGGCAACAAGACCCCCTGCAAATCCACCCATTTGACCACCCATCTTAGTGCCCAAATAACCACCAGCAAAACCAGCAGCACCGCCCAACGGCCCTTGCCCAAATAACATGGGAAAAGCACCACTAATTAATGCACTCTGTAGAGCACTGCTTCCCCTTCCTCTTGTTCTAGTTCCTCTAAAACCAGGAGCATTTTGATACGCACCAGGTAGACCTGCTCTCATCTCTGCACTAGGCAAAGCAAGCATCTTTCCTCCCTTGCCTCTTGTCTTTAATTCTGGCGGGGCAAGCACATCTCCTAACTTGCTTCCTACCCGACCAGCTTGAGCAGCAAGTGTTCTTAGGTTTATTATTTGCTGCAATCTTTTTATCTCTGCTCTATCTGCTGCTGCCTTAGACCTAGCTACAGCCTGATTTTCCAGTTTTATTCGCTTTTCCCCTTCAATTCTTCTATCTTGTGCTCTTTTAGCTGCTGCGGTAGCCTTATCCTGAAAAGTAACTAGCTGCTGAATACCTCTTTTAGAAGCATTTAAAGCTTTAGAATCTGGTAAAAGAAAAGAAGACATAGCACCTCCTTTACGTTTACCTGTAACTCGATAGAACTTTTCTACTAAAGTATTTTGACTCTTAGCTAAAGCTCGTAAACGTAGACCTTGGGTCATTAACGCTTTATTGCCGTTTTTAACTGCCTCTGTTGTATCTTTTGCTCCCTTTGTTATCCCATTAACCGCACTATCAATTTTACTTAGATCTTTTAATCCTCTTACCTTTAAATTTATTAGAGCATCATACGAAGCCACTGTTATTCCACCTAATGATGCCTTAGTTTAATCCTAAACGCCTCGTTTAGCTTTTTTAAACTCTCTTTCTTGGTCTTCGTTCAAAATTTGAAAATATGCACTCCAGCCTATAATTTCTTCTAACGTCATTTGTCTAACTTCTGCAAGAGACTTCCCTAACTCTTTAGCAATGCCAAATTGAAGCAGCAACAAGTTATCTTTCCGAATCTCTGCACTTAGGATTTTGGGTCAATATCGTCCTCTTCATCCTCACTAATAACAGCAAGCATTAATTTTTGTAGATCTGCATCTCTTACCTCATTCTTCAAAATATCAATCTCGCCAGCTTTAAATAATCTATCACCATTCTCATCACAAGCTTTAGTCATTAATAATCTCAATGCAAACTCATTTGCATCATCACTTTTAGCTCCTTTTTGTGCTCTTTCTCGTTCTGCCATTGTTAAGGGTGTCACCCACATTTCAAATACCGTTCCATCCGATAATTCAACTTCTTTTTTGGTTGCTTCTAGGTTTGCAGCCTTTTTTAAACGATCTATTGCTCTTAAGGTAGATCGAGCAGATCTGGCACTTGATGTCATGGTAAATATTTGTATGCTGCTACTTTAGCGTAATAAGCAATAAAAAACCCCGTACAAGACGGGGTTATTGGAACATTCCTTATTCCGTTAGTATATTAGGACCTACTAAAGTCGAATGTTGGAACTCCAGCAGGACGGAAGTTAACAGTAACTGCTTGTGCATCATCAGGAGTTACACCTAAAGAAGCAGAAGTTAATGTTGCGTCAAAACTAATTGAACGACTTAATGAGTCACTCAATGTTCCACCACTAAATACACGATCAATGTAAAGCTTGAATCCAGCACCAACTTGCTGACGCTGAAGAACGTCTTCAATCATTCTGTTTGATAACGCTGTGTCTTCGTTAGTCATGTAAGTAGTAGCAGAACCTGAACCATCACCAAATCCAGCAATGTAGCTTCTAAATGGAACGTATTGACCAGGAGCAGAACCAATGGTTGTTACATCAATCTCAGCTCTTTCAATTTCAAAACTCCACTCTCTGACTTGAGCGACTGACTCAAAATCAGCGTAGTAAACCTGAAACTCATTAGGAGATGCAGCAGTACCAACATCAGTAAGATCAACAGCAGATCCACCAGCAGAAGCTGAAACTTTTAACGCTCCAGAGTTAGCAGTGTATTGAATAACGTAATACGTTGTACCTGCGGATAAACCAGCAGGAAGTGTACCTGTGCCTGATCCTCCTGTTTGAGAATTTATAACTTCAAACTTGACGGGATCACCTACTTTTAAATTCAAATAGGTTTCTACTACAATTGTTTCTGTCCCAATAGTGACATCACCAGTACCAAAGGTTCCTTTAGTTCCAGCAGGTTTGTAATAGAGAGCACCTGATGTGCCAGATAAACATGTAACGGCCATGAGGCTGCTTTAGAAATTTACCTATAGATTAGCTCAAAACCGTGGCAACGTATGAAGTTTCTATTCTTCCCATAAACATAGGGGGTGCTTCTGTTGATGAAAAGGTCGGACCTTCAACTGAACCAGTCTTTAAATATGCACCTGTTGTCCCTTTTGTTCCATTATTTAGTGTCTCTAATACATCAACAGCAGTTGTAAGTAATGTTTGATTTCTTGCTGGCCCTTCACCTTTTTTACTAAAACAACGAATCACAATAGCTCCTCTAGCGTTATCAACACTTGAACCTAATGTTGGATCGGTTGTTAAGCCAAATGTAATATTTACTCTGACGTATTCAGTTGTGCTATTTGCTGGTGCAGCAGTGATGTTGTCAAAAAAGACAGGAACCGCAGGACTTAACGCTCCATAGGCTGTTAGCAAAGGATTTTCTACTGCTGCCCTTATTTTTTGATAGTTCATATTTTTGTAGCTGGACTATTACTGACCATACTAAGTCCTGCACTAAATCCTACCTGGACATCTTCTTGCAGTTTGGCTGATGCGTAAGTTGTATACCAATCAAGAGGTGCTGTACTTACATTATTACCCTTACCTACTTTAATCTCACCTCTATATACGTTTCTCTCTCCTCTTGCAACTATGTTATTTTTATTTAAAATCTTAGGGATAATACCAGTAGGATTAAAAGGTTGCTGATCTATTGCTTGATCTGCATAGTCAAGAGTGTTTACTATTCTATATAGAGAATAATTAGATCCTTTCTTTGTAGCTATTTTTGGAACTATTTTTGTTTTTACATCAGATGGACTGTACCTGTATTTAGTTCCTCTTTGCTGTCTAGCACCTCCTTTTATAGACTTTTCACCTGGTATAGAGTGCCAAGCAGAAGAAAACCTACCTGTCCAGATTGGTCCTGCGGAGGATAAGGAATTAGATATTTTTACAGAAGCAATTTGACCTCCCTTGGATACCGCTTTTCTGATGTCTGCTGTTAGAAATTTTACATTTCTAGCCATTATTGTGGCCTCACTATGAGGGTATGGAATATTGGTTTGTCTCCTCTTGCTGTGTTGATGCTTATTATTTTTCCTTCTCTAGTCGCTCCTGCTTGTGGATATTGAACTCGATCCGCTTCTGTTGGGTAATAATCTCCTAGTTCGTTCGCTCCAATAATTACTTTTACGTCAGTTGTTTGGTATAAGCCTTCGTCTTCACTGGAGTTGAGTTGTGTGATAACTCCTTTAACGCTGACATTTGTATCCGACCCAGTAACAGCTCCTGTCGTTGGGTTATATGTTTTAGGAGTTGTGCTTTTAACAAAAGTTAATGTTTGACCCCAAGTACTAAGGATACTTGCAGGTACTGATCCAAAAACATCATCTATTTTTGCCATGATTAACCTCTTACAACTCTAACTTGGTAACTACCTGAACCACCAAGACAATAAGCACCGAGATAAGACTGGAGCCAAGGATAGACATCAAATACATTGTTTACCGTGCCAGTAGCAAGACTAGCTTCGCTGTATTTCACCTTTAATTCACCTAATTCAACTTCTTTTGCAACACCAGCAGTTCCTGTATTTCCTGTAATCGCATCAGTGTCATTTGCTAATGCTCTTGCTAATTCATATTGTGCATATTTGATATTGTTTGGTATCGCAGTACAAACCATTTCAACATCATCAACTTCTAAATTATTTCTAGGCCATTTCAATGCTTGACCTTCATCACATCGATCACCGTAATAATTCAAACTATCAATCCAACGAGTAGCAGAAATTAATGCCCTGTTTTTCTGATCATCTGTTTTGTTAGTCCACGTTGAATCATCAGGAGAAGTTTCAAAGTAACTATTAGCTTCTGCCAAAGTGACATAACTATTAGAACTTGCACCTTTCAAAGTGGCGTGAATAGTTGCTGCCACGTTTATTTCTCAAACATTGCTTTTATTGTAGCGTCATAAAAAACCCCCACCAAATAAATGATGAGGGCTTCTCGACTTCTCTCCGAATTAAATATAAATCAGATAGTAGAAGTATCAAGTGGTGTGTTAACTGTGATCTGAACAGCAGGGATCAAATCAACATCGTAAGTAGCTTGCCACTTATTAGCAGTAGCTAAGTTAGCGTTTGTTGGGTTGTCACCAGCATCTACCCACTTCGTACCCATAACGTGATACGCAGTGTGGTAGTCAACAGAAAGTACATCCTGTTTCGATAAGATGTTCCTGTCTGCTTCAATTTTAAGATCTTGCTGAACACCTTCCATAATTGTGCCGCCTTTAATCAAGTAGCAGTAGTACTCAGTGATATGACCACCAGTACCAGGTGCAACTGTATTAACAGCTTCATCAATAATGACATCGCAACCAGCAAACTGACCAACAGCTCTAGCTCCAACGCCAACTCCACCACCACCCCAAGTGATATTTCCAGAGGAAACCATTGCAGCAGTAGAGAATGTCAACATTCCTACCTGATATAAGTAGTAAGCAACATTAGGGTGAACAATTAGAAGATTTGGCTCTTCGCCTCTTTCTCCTAGCTTTGCTCTTGCCTGTGAAATTGTAGAAGCAGTTAGATAGTTAGCTTCAGCAGCACCAGATGAAGCAGCTTTTGCAACATCTAAAGCGTTACCACTTAAAGCAGTACCAAATAAACCAGCAAGTTGTGAGAACAAACGAGCGTTGTTCAACTTATTGATTGCATCAGCTAACTGATTACGGATTG